GCAAACCAGTCTTCGATTTGATAGTCCTCAAGTCCCAGACGCTGCCACTCACCGGACCGGTTGAACAGATTGATCTGCCACACAGCTTGATTCAACTGAATGCACAAATACTCCAAGGTTCTAGCAGTGCCAGCAAAGCCCATGAAGCAGTAATTTTTTTCCAGCATGCAGTCAGACTGCAGCAATTGTTTGAGAGCAGTGATCCAGTCTCCCGCCAACTGGGTATCGTTGGGCACAATCCAGCAATCCAGTGTGCTGGCTCGATCAATAGGATTCCTTAGGGTAATTTTTATTTCACTCATCAATTGCTTTCCACCAAGCATGCACGTCAGGTCGTTGACTCAATATCTCATCCATGGTTGTGGGGTTGGTTCTAATAGATTCCAGTCTCAATATTCTTTGCTTGCCTTGACGCCAACCTTGTAAATATTGGTCCGGCCATTGTTCTTCAAAGGTGGGTCGATTCTTTAACTGTGTCAACACATCCTGCATGGCACCAGAGGGCACTTGTGCCAACAGCTCATCTACCCAAGGATCCAACAAACTTCTGGGCAAGCACAGGGGACTCATCAAGATATCAGGTGTGAATGCAAATGTAACCTTGGACAACACATCTACACCCAATTCCCGAGCGATGTTCATGATGTTGACCACTTCAAACATGCCCGGCAAGGTCAAGGTAAAATCAAATCGCATCTGTCTGGGATGGCGAGCAATTGCCAAACCTTGCTGAAAATTATTTAAAAAGATGGCAGATTCTAACCCGGTGCGGATGTATTCTCCGATGGGCCCGAATCCATCGATGCTGGCACAAATTTGCCAGTCTCGAACATGAGCCAGTATATCCCGATAAAGATTGGCACCTCGATAATCAACCCTACTGAGATTGGTGTTGTATCTAGCATAGACTCTTGGTCCGTCACCCAGATCAACAATGCGACGCATGTAGCGCCAGTGTTGTTCATACATGAGTGGTTCACCACCTACCCAGTATATTTCTTCTACTCGGTGTTCCTCCACAGCTGAAGCAAATTCAGCTTCGATTTGACTGTCTTGAAAACGAGCAATCTCTTGGCGAACTTCGGGATGCATCCAGGTGTTCTTGGGATCAGCCCAGTTGATCATGCCATGCTGGCGCTGTTCACTTTCCCAGCTACTGCTGAGCATGTCTCCACACATGCGACATTTGAAATTGCAGAGATTGCTAAATCTGTAGTCCCAACTCACAGGTTTGACTGTAGTAAATCCCGATTCGTCTGTGGCAGCCATAGCCGCTTCGTACTTATGGCCAAACAGATTGTTGAAATAACTGCGATACACATCGGTGTTGAGCAACCGACTGTTGCATACATCGCACTCGGGCAGGGTTTCTCCAGCCATCATTCTCTGGCGCACTGACCGCATGTGATCACTATTCCAGTGCTGTTCCAAAGTCATGGGTCGATAGACACCGGTACCAGCTGCAGTGTCTATGTACTGCGCAAAATTTTGTGCAGGTTCTCGACTGGCACAACACATGCGCCGTTCGGTTTGTGGACTCAAGTAGGTGTGAGTCCACGGTGCCATGCAAAGAGTGTCAGGGCGTGTTGTAGTCATATTCAATTAACTGGGCCATTTCCGGAGCCACGGTTCGAAAGTTTTGATTTCGTTTGCGATCCAGATCACGTATTTTTAGTCGCAACATAAAACCGTCGGTACTGGCTCCACGATTCATGAAATCCACGATGCAATCAAACTCTTTGCGGAAGCTGGCCGGCAAGGTCAAGCCCTGCAGGTATTGTGTAATCTCTGCTTTGGCAGCGTCAGGCAAGGTGGCAATGCTAAAATACCAAGCATCGTGCATCATGTTCCAGTACACAAAGTCAAATCCTTGTTGGGCAATCCACTCGGCCACATGCTCAAGGTAACGTACATTGAATATGTTGATGGTGCAACATACCTGCAGTCGAATATTGCTGTGTTGCTTTTTTAGTTGTTTGAATTTCTGGATATTTTCACCCACTTCAATCCATGACGCATTTGTGCGTTGATATTCAAATCTCTCGCCCACGTCATCTATGCTGAATGCAATTTCCACAGTTTTAAAATGGCGCCAAATTTCAATGGCATTTTCAGGATACTGTGTGCCATTTGTGTTGTAGTGTATTTCTACTTGGTGAGCAATGCCGCGATCCACAATGCCTTGCAGCATGGCAAAATGCTCTTGAATCATGAACGGCTCACCGCCAGTGAATTCAATATAGCGAATTTGATCCAGGGCTTGATCTATTTCTGACCAAAAGCGTTCGTTCTCCCTGGGCCAGGCACCAGCTCGCAACATCTGATAAGGATATGATTTTTTCTTTTCTTCATCCGTGCGCAGTTGATTCATTTCTTCCACAGCAAATTGACTGCTGGACCAAGAACCACAGATGCGACATTTCAAGTTGCAGATGTTGCCCAGTTTGAGATCCAAAAACATCAAGGGCTTGGCATCCGCAGTCCAGTCCGAATCGGGCAGCACATGCTTGAGACGATCCAGGGTGTGCATGCGTTTGCTGGTACGGCCGCCACGTTCCTCGTTCCAGCACTTGCGACAGGTTTGTGGCTTCTCTCCGGCTAAAAATTGCTCGCGTAACTTCTTCATGTGCTGACTTTGTTGTACTTCACCAAAGGTTGCTGTAGTTAATTCGAACTTGTTGCCAGCATTGTCAACAATTTCATCATCGGCCAGGCAGCAAGGCCTTACTGTGCCAATGGGGCTGGCTTCTAGGCTAACCCAAGGCAGAACGCAGAATTTTTCATGTGGAATGTTCAAAGTATTATCTCTCTATTGATTTGTTTGAAAATGTCTTGTAACTCAGCAAAATCCGAGTGTTGCGGATTGAACACATTTTTACGGTCAAAAACGTCTTGTGGCCAAGTGCCCCAATTCCACATTTTCTGAAAATTAATGTGTTCAATGCCCAATTGATCACAGAGTTCAACAACTAGTGGTATTTCTTTAAAATTATCTAATTGTACAACAAAGTCTGCACTAAGTCGAGTCGAAAAATTATTTTTATTTATAAACTGTTTTACCCAACGCACATTGTCTAACAATAAATCCCATTGACCATTGACTCTAATTTGTTTATACGTAGACTCAGTGGCAGCATCAAAACTTATACGTAACTCTTGTGTGACCGGCAACAATTTTTCCAGTAGATATTGTTTGGATTTTAAATAGCTACCATTTGTTTGTATAATATGTTGTATATTTGTTTTTCCAGTGGTTGCAATATAATCTAATAGAGTCAAATATGGTTCACTGATAAACGGTTCGCCGCCGCACCATCTTATTGAAATGGGTTGATTTTCAATTTGATCAATTACCAGTGTTTTGATTTTGTCAACAATGTTGTTGTTTATGTTGCGTATCACATGGTGTTTGTTGTTGTTGATTAACTCTGTTCGGCAACTAGGACATTTAAAATTGCATGTGTAGTCAAAATCAAAAATGAGATTGGTGGGTATTGCATTGACCTGTAGTTGATCAGCAGTGCTGATTGGCAATGCTACCAATGATTGATCACTATCGGGCTGTGTGCTATACGATTCAAAAGGTATATCTCTAAAAAAACCACAAATTTTGTTGTTGCAATAAAAATATCTATTGTTAGAAATTTCATTTCTAATTTTCAAGGCCAGGTCGGAATTCAATGCATCGTAAATATCGTTGATCTGTAGTATGTTACCAACAAATTTGGGAATCCAACTGGGGCTGCTGCATATAAAGATCTCTCCATTGGCATTGATTCCCATGGTATTCCAAGGAACAGTACAATGGCTTTTGCCAATTAATTTTTTATCGAAAAAAATCTGTTGTTGACGTTGTTGATTATTTTCGGCCAATTCTTCTCCGGGCAAGGTTAATTCTTGATATGTTTGTGTCATCATACGCACAAATTCATCAACTTCTTGTTGAATACCTTCATCGGACACAGACCGTTGGTCAACAACATCTTGATAGCTGGGCCAGTCAGGCCCAGCAAACACCAGATAATCTTTAACACCAATGATCTTGGATAGTTCCATTTTACTTCAAGTCAGAAATTTCTGGTATCACATCTAAAATGTTTTCTCGTCGTATGGCATCGAGCTCGTGTGTTTTGTGCCAGAATTTTGTTATTAGCCCAGTGTTGTCAGTTGCGTTCATGAATGTGATAGCACTTTCAAAGCCCACCGTGGCACGATTCAGCTGGTCCAATGGACGCAACCATGTCAAGTGTTGTTCTAGTCGATCCTGTATTCTCTGTTTGTACTCCGGTGGTGCAATGTCAATTCTGAAATAGGCCGGGTCCTGCAGGATGTTGACATTGAGATCCTGAGGACGCAGTAGTCCTTTTTCCACCCAGTCACGGTGAAAGTCTGGCAGATGCATGGCGTTCAATATGCTGAGCGTGGGAGAGATGTAGAAATCCACACCCGGACATTCTTCCAGCATCTGTCGACGATTGGCTTCAACTTGTGCCCAGTCTGTGCCTTTACGTATGTATTCGCCACGTGCACCGGCAGCATCCAAGCTGGCACCCACTGCCACAGACTTGAACTTGCGCCAGTAATCAAAAACTGTGCGATGCTTCAGCTTCACTTGGGTAAAGTTGGTGTTGTAGATCAAGCGTACATCAAAGCGTCCACGGCGTTCCAGTTCCTCAAGGATCAAGTAGTGTTCTTCCATCATGAGTGGTTCGCCACCGGCAAAATAGATCTGTTCCACGTAGTCCAAGTGCGGTTGCAACTGTTCCCACATGTCGGTTTCACTGCGACCAGCGATGTTTAGCACAGTGTGATTCTTTGCCCAGTCTCCGCCGGCCAGTCGGGCTTGATCTTGATACCACTGGCTGCTGAAAATATGACCACAACTGCGGCAGCGCAGGTTGCAGAGATTGGAGAAACGTATATCCCAATAGGTCATTTCAAACTGATCAACGTGACCATCTGCCTGTGTGTCATGCACGCGGACAATGTTGTGTCCATGATGCTTGTTGGCACTTTGACGTCCCGAAAAGAATCCCGACTTTTCTTGTTCATAACATCGGCCGCATGCAGGATTTTCAGTCTCGTTCAACATGTCAGATCTCAATTGACGCTGAGCATCACTGTTCCAGATTTCAGACAGACTGTTGTTTCGGCAGTTGCCAATCTGGCCCACACCCATCTCGGCGTGGCAGCAAGGGTACGCTTCACCAGTGGGGTAAGCATGCAGATGTATCCAAGGATACATACAAAATGTGTTGGACTCGGTCAACAAAAATCGTTCACGATCAGTCAACTGATCCATGCTCATTTTGATGAGGTCACTGCTGTTGTATTTGTATTGACTCATACCATTCATTCAAATTGGGAAATGCTCGAGCAAAGTCTTTGCCCCGGCGCTGATCATACTGCTGATAAAATTTAACAAAGTCATTCAACAGTGCAGGACGTTCAAAGGTGTCCGAGTGTGGTGTTCGGACCACGTCAAGATAATCAATTAGTCGTTGTGTGTGATTGATCTCATGCTCGTGCAAAAAAGGATTGTGTTGGTTCGTAAACAACCACTGTTCCAGCTCCACACGATAGCGTGTGCGCAAATGATCAGGCAGTACCAAGGCGGACTGAAAGCTAGGAAAACGCAATATATTTAGCGTGAAGTTCACAGCATCACGCCCGTACAGTTGCTTGAGTTCCAGCATGGTGTCCAGGTGGGCAACCAAGCTGTCCAAGCACAAGGCATTGATAGTGCACATCACATGCACTGCTTTTACTGCACCGGATTCTACCAAGGCCTGCACATTGTCCAGCCACTGATGATAATCTAGGCCGTCACGTATGTATTCGGCTTGAATCCCTGTGGCTTCCATGCTGGTGTACAATTCCACATGCGGCAACGGTTTTACCGCCTCTATGAACTCCGACAACTTTTCTTCGTTGAATCCCAGGTTGGAGTTGATGGCTAATCGTGTGGTGCTCTTACCTTGGTTTTGTTTGAACCAATCAATCAAGCGCCAGGTGTAACCCGACATTAAGGGTTCGCCGCCGGTGATTCTTAGTTCTTGCAGTGTACGGTGTAGGTCTGTTTCCCACCAAGCAAAGAAAGCATCTACATAGGGATTGACTTCGTTAAATGTATATCGCTGAGCCGACTCGTGAGTGTGAGTAAAGTGATTGCGCCCATCTGATATCAAGCCTGTGTAAGCACCGTGCTTTTTGATATCATTGACCCAGGTGCTGGAAAAAGCAGGGTTGCAATAGCTGCAGGCAAATTGACAGGTACGGTCAAATGCAATTTCCAAGGTGCGCAAGTTTACATCTTGATCGGCAGGGGTGGCAAATGCTTCATCAAGTGCTGCAATGGGATATATCTTGCTCTTGTACACACGATCGCTCACAGCATCACGACCCATGTCTTCAATCTTCCAGCAGTACTCACACCCAGGAGGTCGTTCACCTGCCAGCATCTGTGCACGATCCTGTTTTTTCTGCGCTGAGTTGTGTAGAGCACGTGGATTTTTCAGAGCCTCTTCCACAGGGACCATGTGTGCCGGAGGGTGATGGCAACTGGTGGTCATGCCTGATCCCAACCATATGGTGGCATTGTACCACTTGGCTGCACAAAAGCTGGAGCTCTTGGTGTCCAAGAATTGGCGTTTAAATTCTAGATCATTCATGAAGATGTTGTTGGATAAATTGGTGAAACCGGTCTGGGAATTCTTTGCGCACACGCACTCGCATGTCGGAAAGGTGCTGTTGATTGTATTTACACGTATTGTAACACTCTTTCAAGAAACTCTCAAGATCTTGGCTGCACAAGTCGTCAATGACTTGAGCTATGCGTTCCAGTCGATCTTGATTGTTTTCAATGCTATCAAAACTTTCATCAATTGCCGAATCGAATGTGCGGAATCCCAGGTTACGCAGGTCACGATAGTAACCTGCATTGGCCACAGCAATCCAAGGATGGCCCATGGCAACGGGCTTCCAGATTTTTTCTGTTCTAAAGCTGTAAGGATAATCAAACACAGTTTCGGTTACCACGCTGAAGTAGGTGTCAATGTAGGGTGCAGCTTTGAGATAGATTTCACCCCAGTCGTTGTTGAACAGCTGATGCTTGACAAATCCCAGTGTACCTGCAGATGCTACGCGAGATTGATAAAAGTCAAATTCATATTTTTCGGGCAAGGTTTGTATTGTGCCAGCATGACTGTCCAAATTGGTCCACAAAGCATCAGGCAACAGATGTTGCAACCTTTTTAATAAAAAAACACGATGAGGCCGGCTGCGCCCGTTGAGAAACAGAAATTTATAAGGTCGAGTTGTGGTATAGCATTGCTGATATTGGTTTGCAGCAAATACGTTTTCTTCATAATCCAATATCTTGGGCAAAAAACTGTCAAATTGCAAATAGTGTAAACCAGCTTCCATGTCACCACCGCTGATCAGCAACAGCTTGCCTTGCTCTACTAGATCAAGCACTCCCATACGATCGCAATGATTCCTTAAAGTTTCGGAACCTTCATGTGGATTGCTCAACACCATCACACAGTCGTTGCGTTCGGCAATTTTTCTTATGCGATCAACATGTTGATTGAATTGCTCACGCCCTATCAAGTACACTGCCCCTGGCTGCGGATCCACAGTGGTAAAGTTCCAGAAATTGCCTGTGGACCAGGGCTTTAATAAATCATAAACCTCACAAAATGTATCAAGGTAAATTTCAGCAGTTGCGAGCATGGTATTCACATTCGGACCACCAGGCCGTCATTTCGGGAAATGTTTTCAAGAAGTCGGTGCCGCGTCGTTGATCATGTTCATGGAAAAAACGATAGAAGTCTGCTTTGTTTCGAGAGAGATAAGCAGTGTCCAGTTGTTGACCACAACGCATCCAAGCAATGTCTCGGTCCAGTCTAGCAACCTCATAATCCTTGAATCCATGGAAAGGATCATCCGGAGTTTCTTGCTGACGAATCATCCAGGCCCAGAGGTGTTCCAGTCGGGCTGCATAACTCTCAGGCAGCAGTTGCAGACTCTGCCAGTGCGGCTGACGCAGTACCGGTGTATCAAACCATATTCTCTGATAGGTCTTGCTGTAGGTTTTTCTCAAGCCCAGAATACCAGCAAACAGCGTTTCCAAACTGGTGACAGACAGATTGTTCATTGTGACAATAAACGTGATGCTGTTGCGATAAGGAATTTCAGTCAAGAATTGATTTACTCGATCCCATAGCAGTTCAAAGTCCAGGCCATGACGCATGTATTCGGCTTGCGCACCCCATCCGTCTAGGCTGATGTATTGCATAAAATGTTCCAGCACACCCTCTTGACACAACTGTTTAACATAACCTTTGTAGCGTTGCCATGACTTTTCGTCCACTGAAAAGTTGGAAGTCACATTGAGATGCAGTCGAGGGCTAGGATTGGCCAGCACATAATCAAACACACGATAGGTGTTCTTGTCCAACATGGGCTCGCCACCGGTCATGCGAAAATGTTCCAGCTGTGGATACAGAGTGGGCCACCACTGCCAAAACGCATCCACATAGGGATTGTGTTCTCTCACAGGGATGGGACGATTGCGACCCCGAAAGTGACTGGGATCATTATGTGTGGTACTAGTGGGATAGCCGCCGTGACGTTCAATTTCTTCTGCCCAGCTGGAACTAAATTGTGGACTACAATAGCTGCACTTGAGATTGCACACATGATTGAAGTTGACTTCTACATAACTGGGTACTACATCATCTTCATCGCCGGTAGAGTTTTTGATTTTTTCAAAATCCAAGGCTGCCCAGGGCTCACCAGATCTGTAGTGCCGATCACTCAGCTTGCCCGCATCCTCCATGTTCCAGCAGTACTGACATTCTGGCGGACGCTGGCCTGCCAACATCAGCTTTCTCTGAGCTTTTTTGTGGCTGGTATTGTGCAATGCCCCGGGATTGACAGCAATTTCTGCAGCAGAGATCTCATGCAACGGAGGATGGTAACAACTGTTGTTGAGTCCGGTAGGCAAGTGAAAACTCACCTGCTTCCATTTGGCCAAGCACAGTGAGTGACCCAGCTGATCCTTCATTTGTTCAGCAGAGCTCAAGAACTTGCTCTTGTTCCCTATAGTCTCGTCACCTTTGTTTTGAGTCATTGTCCGAATACCTTTGTAAAATCAGTTTCTTTTAATTCTAACAGTCTATGCAAATTATGATCTAGCACCACGGACATGTCTGAGTACATGGATTTCAGTTCCAATGTACTCAACCGAGATAATCGTTTGATATTATCAATCATGGCAGCTACTTGGCAGTCTGCAGGATCTTCGCTGTACCCTTCGTCCCACCATCGATCAAAAGTTCGAAAACCCATTTTTTGTAGATTTAAAATCAATCCTGCAGGTCCTTGCACCATGAATGGTGTTCGCATCAAAACCGGACGCCATATTTTTTCATCTATATAAAATGTGCAACCGCTAGTGAATGTGAGACTCACTAATTCTAGAAAAAACTTTGAATAATAACCGGTGATGTTGAATGTTTGGTCAGGGCCAATGGGATAACACACAGTGGATTCCAGTTTCAAGGGTGCATGACTCAGTAGATCAAATGCCCATTTGATCTGTTCCTGAGATATCGATGCATCAAACATGAGATCCTCTAATCCAACAAACTCTCTGTGATAGGGTTCATGTACATCACAGTGATACGACTGCAAGGTCTGGGTTGAGTGATTGGACCAGAGGTAACTTGCTAAATGCAATCTTGATTTGTTACCATGCCCGATAAAATGTCCAAAGTGCAAGAAGTTGTTGTCAAATATCTTTTTGGTGTTGATTCCTTGTCTCGAGGCCTGCATCGCTGCTGCCAATTCATAGTTTTGATGTTGTTTTATAATACAATATTCGGAATGAGACTCAAGGAAGTTGGCAGTGTGAATTTCAATCTGTTTTTTTGGAAAATTAAATGTGCAGCAGATTTCATCTAGTAGTGCATAAATGCCGTTGCTTTCACAACAAGGGCCTTCGCCATTGAGATCAATCTGCACAGGGTCGACTCCGTTGATCAAGGCTTGAATGATTTGGATCAGAGCCTGATCTTTTCCAAAAATTTTACCTTCGCTGATCTGTAACTTTATCATAAGCAGGAATATTTAACAGTAAATATGTGTATGTTTGAAATAATCACTCAGTTCGAAGATCGTATTGCACAATTTTATGGCAGTTCGTATGCTGTGTCAACTGATTGTTGCATACACGCAATTGAGTTATGCCTAAGGCACCGAGAGTACAACAATGTCGATTGTCCCACACATACCTATATTGGCATTCCAATGACTTTTGAAAAACTTGGGTTACAGTGGTCCTGGAACAATCAACCTTGGCAAGATTATTATCGTATTGGCAACACAGACATCATCGACGCTGCAGTATACTGGAAGCAAGATAGTTACATGCCCGGCACTTTGATGTGTCTTAGCTTCCAATTCCAAAAACATCTCAATCTCACACGCGGCGGTGCTATTCTAACTAACGATTACAACGAATATGTGGCGTTGAAAAAATTGAGCTTTGATGGACGATATGGCAGCGCACCCTGGAAAGATCAAGACATAACCAGTATAGGGTATCATTACTACATGCCTATCGAAACAGCAAAGCTGGGTTTGGAAAAAATTGATGCTGCTATCGCTGCCAATCCAAAGCAATGGAGCTGGCAAAATTATCCTTATCTGCCCGATTTCACTGTGTTCCAGAAATGATGCGCTGGTACAACAATTCTGCGTAGTATTTGTGAGCATGTGCGTTAGGGTGCACACCATCCGATGCTAGCCACGAGTTATCATGTGCAATTGTTTCAAGACACTCGTCCTGGTAAACTCGAGTCCAATCAACAAGATTTCGCAAATGGTCAAATCTTGACAATGTTTTTATAGGTCGCCAGTGCATGAACAAGTAAGGTATACCTTGTTGCTTTAATACACCTTGAAGACTAATCATTCGAATATATTCCGATTCAAGTATTTGTTTGTGTGTTGTAATCCCATGACATGGTCGAAACACTTGACTCACGCTGTCAGTTCTTTCGCCCTGCATGTATCCCAGACTAAAAATCCAATTCTTTTCCACATAGTCTTGATCGTTTATAGGAACCACTATTTTTTCAGGCCAGTCATTTTGTGCACTTTGATATTGTGAAGTATTTTTGCTGTCCGAAAATTTAGAAATATCATCAACCCTGAAGTCCATGCGACCGCACTCGGCCCACATAATCAACACAAGATCATATTTTCTGCGAGCTATTTCGCCAACTGTGGTTTCATGTATATAGGTATTTCCGCATCCGGCCAAGGCCAAATTTACCAAATTGCAGTCCAGCATTTGTTGCAGATAATAAGGCCATGAATCAGGGCCTCTACTGATACTGGCACCGTTAACTAGCAGATTCATTGATATTGATCCTCCAATAGAGATCGAGATATCTTGCCGCCAGCGCCTACAGGTATGGCATCCACTTGTTGTATTATTTCTGCACGACAATGACGATTTATCCGCAGCAATTCTTGCTGTATCTGATCTGGGGTACAATTTCCAGTGTATAAACATTTTACTCTATCGCGGCCAAATATCACACAGGATTCTATACACGGTAGTGATTGTGTGAGTTGATTTTCTATACTGACGGGATTGAGCTTGAATCCGTTGACGTTGATTTGATCTCGATGTCGCCCAATAATGCGATAGTAACCCAGATCATCTTGCTCAGCAAGATCTCCTGTGTTGTACCATTCCGATGAACTCACACAAGGTCCCTGAATCCATAGCTGCTGATTTTGTATGTCTGCTTGTATTCCCGATGGCAGACCCACTGTGCCCATGCGCTGTTCACCATTTAATGGATTGGTAAAACAATGACTCAATGCTTCGGTCATACCAAATGCTTCAATCACAGGAACGCAGAACTTCTCTGTCAGATGTTGATACAATGAGTCAGGCAATGCTGCACTGGCACTGCGTATAAATCTCAACGAATCCAGACTTAGATTGCCAATGAGTTTGAGCATGCCCGGAATTGCTGTTACAAAGGTTGGCGATAGCTTTGGCAATTCACGTATGCGGTCCAGAGTCAAAAATTGCACTTCACACCCGGTCATTTTTGTAGCCCAGTAAAATCCTTGTCCGTGAGAATGACTCAGACTCATCACGCTAACATATCGATCGTTGGCTGTGATATTGTATGCTGTGCATATGGTGCTGGACAATGTGTCTATCTGATCCTGTGTGAAACTACAAAACTTGCTGTCCCCAGTAGTACCAGATGTGTACCACAATAATTTTTCATTAGGGTAATTTCCACCATCTCTATACTGCTCACCTTGATCGGTAATCAGCAAGCTCCAGTCAGCTTGTGCTAATAGATATTGCTGACGTTGTGCAGTGGCTTGTGGATCCACTATCATGATACTGTAGTGATCCAATTGATGTATATAATCTTGTGGTCGAGAAACGCAAATTACTGCTCGTTTCATTTCACCAACCTTCTTGGCGACGAATCACGTCAATTTCTCTAGTCATGGCACCTTGATTGTGCCAGTTGCTTCTATAGTGATGCTTGAAGAATTGGCTGGCATCAGCAGACATGTCTGTAATGGGCAGATCCAGTTGCGTGACCAAATCTGGCGACACCCGAGCACTCACTGTCTCTGGATCCGAATCTTTCACAGTGTCCCAGATTTCAGCCAAGGAGTCAAACCACTGTACTTGGGTATAGTCCCACCCAGTTAGCATGGTCATATGGGTACCCTGACGTGCACCGGCAATGGCCCAGGCACCGTGATCCACGTCACGACCCACGTTGTGCCACACAGTTAGATGATCAAGGTTGCGTTGATGTACTCGATCCTGGAATTCAGTCACTGTGGGCCTGGCGCCTCGATTGAGGCACATTTTGACCCCTTCGCGGAATCCAGCACGCCAGGCGTGGAATGCCGAACCATTGGGATAGGTCACAGAGTAGCAGTCATGCATGGCCCAGTACAAGGGATCAAAACAAAACTCAACCACAGTTTCGGCACGACCATCTGTGGACTCGTGTGTTCTCATGTTTTGCACAAATTCACGTGTCCATGAACTCAAACCACCGTTGCCGTACATGAGTCCATTGATGTGATTTCTAGCACGCCATCTAAACACTGCACGCTCGTAATCTTTAGTGGGGTATTCCAGTGTGAGATTGAAAAATTCTGGGTCTGGCAAGTTATCACCGTCAATGAGAATGAATCGCTCGGTGGCACTGGCTTCAGCAGCAGCTTTGTGTGCTGCGTCCGAACCCTTGACTCCGTCCACACGTTGAGCCCAGGGAATCATGTTGCGAATTTTCACCCAAAATTCTTCACGCTGCGGCTCATCGTATGATAGATAAATGCAATCAAGATCGGCTACATCAACTCGTTTCATAAGTTTTCAAACTCCATTTTGTACAAGGCATCTGTGTGGCATCAACAACCACAGCAACATTTCTGGGATCGCAGGTGACACCTGTGTCTCCGGGTACCAATTTGCTGATTTGTCGACGACACAATTCTGTCAGTTTTCCATTGATCACACGCACATTTGTGCTTGCTCGGGCAAACATTGCCGCATCAATTTCTATGTAATTACCAGGCAGGTCTTCCATGCTATAGAATAAGGGCATGCCAGATTCATCGTGATACAACCTGAAAAACACAGGTTTGGGAGGTTCTGGTTCCCAGGCATTGAATGCTGCCCAAAAATTGTCTGTAGTCTCTTGACTCATGACATGCGCCAATCTTTCACTTGATAGTGAACAAATCCATGTTGAGCCACTGTTTGTATCCTCAAGCCCGGATCAGTTGATTCCCATACCAGTTCTTGTGTCCAGTTGTCAGTGTGAGTACCTTGTATGTGTCGCTTCATGTGCACAATGGTTGGGCCCATGTCCAGTGGCAAGGTAACTGTTTCCACACCTAACACCACAGCAGCCATGGCATATACCACATCTGTAGTGGCTTCCTCATCAGGGAATTTCAACAGGGTGCGCCACTCGGCCCAATTTTCAAATATGCTTCTCACAGTTGCAAAAAACTTTTGAGCAGTTTGACTAAGTCGCCAGTAGGTGATGGCATTGTACACATCAGGCAAATGGTTGTGATCAAAAATCTTGCGATAAAATCTTGACGCAGCAGGCTCGTCACGGAAGGTTCTGGCACCTTGACTGATCACCATGTCACGATGTTCAAACAGGCTCCACCAGTGATCAACTGGACCGGCTGCAATCATGTCAGCTTCCAGCTTGATGGTTTGTCTAAACGGTGATGCCCAAAACATTTGCCAGTCGTTGATTTGTTTGTTGCTGCTGGTGCTGACATCTCCCCAGGGCAGAGGTATCACATGATCAAACACAGTATTGCGGCAGTCAGCATTGGTAACCAGGGCAATTTTTGCTGCTGGATGATGCTGTCGTAGGCTGTGAGCCAGCTGCTCAGCACAGGCCAAGTAGTTGGTATCTTGGGTGTCAACAGCAGGTATAAGGTACCCGCGTTCAGCTAGAACTGGCAACAATGGCCTCCAATTGTTGTTTGCCCATGGCATGAAAATCTTGATTGCGTATAGATATCCATTGTGGTTTTTGTTCCAAATTGACAAAGTTCACACGGTAACTGTCTGGAGAAATTTGACATAACTGGTGATCCGGGGTCAGGCTGGCCAACCCCCAAGGTATGCTGTTGTGATGTGTTGTGTGCCCGTTCACAATGCCCAATGCAATACTTAGTGCATGGTCATTGCGATAGGTGCTTTTTGTATTGGCATACAAATTACAGTAGTGAGACCAATTGTCTTGAATCATGTTCATGGCATCAAATATCAACTCAGTGTGTTGACTGCGTCTGAACATCATCACAGTGGCCCATGACATGGGCATGCGATAGTTACCAAAATAGTTTAAACCTGAAAAATCATTCAAGCCCGTGATGTCGTATGCCCAGCTGTGGGCCAAGAAATCCTGTTGGGAATTCAACACCTTGGTTAAATCTGAACTGGCCACCACATAGTCAGCATCCAACACCAGGGTTTGATCCCAAGGTGTGAGTTCATAGGCCGAGGCTCGATTGGTGTTGTGCCAGGTCACGTGAGTGCCATAATCCGAAAAATATCGAGTGTTGGCAGATTTGGAACCTTGCACAATCACATGATCAAACAGTCCGTCAGCTGGCACTGAATCAGTTACCACAGCAACTGGAATGTCAAGGTGGCGGCGTATGTTGCGTGCCGACCAAGCAGCCATGCTCACATAGTCTGTTTGGTCATTGTTGTAGGCAAATATTAAAGCGCCCGTGGTCATCGATTGTGATTCAATTCTTCATATTCTGCCAGCCAGGCGTTCATTTGTTCTTGCCAATGCTGCATGGCCCGGCCTCGAAGTTCTTCGGGATTCACACGAACCGGTGTTTCGTATAGATCCAGGATCACAGCATCACCAGGGGGCACAGTGGCCAATAGCACCAGCAATTCGGGTGCAGCACGCCACATGCCTCCGGCATGAGCAAACAGCAGGCGAGCTTGGTATTTTTCTCGCAGCGTGCGACGAGCAGCAGCATGTTCAAAACGTGCGCGGCCATGGGCAATTAAGTTGTCAGTGTTCATGAACACAATTGTACAGGAGATTTGGATAAAAGTAAAGGGCCCGCAGGCCCTTTTGGTTGACCAGTTGCTTGATTAAGCGACTGATGCAGACACTGTGGGAGTGCCCCAGCTTGCGCTCAAATAAGTGGTACTAGGAGGAGTAAAACGGCATCTTACTGCAGGAGCTGTGCCAAAGCCGCCACCGCTGGCAGTGTCAGTACCACCAGAAATGTTGTTGCTCTTGCCAGCGCCCGAGTAACCGGCATCATACCAAGTTGTGACAAATGTAACTGCTGTGGAACCTGCGTTCTTGGCAGCAGTGACGTTGATGTAGTCACCAGTGTAAGGAGCTGTGGCATCATACAACTGGAACATCTGTGTTGCAGCAGCACCTGCTGTGAGGTTATACCAGCCCACATTGGAAGCCAGAGCATTTTGTGTGCCGCCAGTGCCGCCTATTCTGGAGAAGCCACTGTAGCTGGTTCCGCCCAGAGTCTGGGCAGAGTTGTTTACACGACCAACTAACATCAAAGCACCTACTTGGCCTGCAAATGCGTTCCAGTCCGGATCTTTGTCAGTGCCAGTTGATGTTTTGCTCATGTCCAAAGTGATTGATCCGCCAGCATTCCAAAAATAACGTGCCTGATCAGCTGAGCCAAATGTCACTGTTTGTGTGAATGTGATGGTCCAACCACCTGCAGCAGCACCAGTGGCGCTTGTTTTGGCAGTGGAACCACTCCAGGTGCTGGAAGTAGTGCCTGTAGCAGGAGCAAAGCCACGGTTGGTGGTGATGTTGGTCAAGTCTGTGTTGATTGCACTCAACACACTGATGGTTTGACCAGCTGTGGGAGCTGATCTTGCGGTGATAGAGGTACCAGTCTGGCTACCCATGGTAGAAATACGATTCACCAAGTCAGCCCACTGAGTGGCTGTTACGGTACCACCTGTGCTTACTGTGCCCAGAGCTGTTTGCCCCCAACCCTTGTCACCAGAGCCTGTGCCCCAGACGTCGTTTACGTTTGCGCTGCCAGTAGTGCTGGCAAAACCGTTGTAGTCTACAGCTTGAATCAAGCCACCCGAAGAATAAGTCATTTGTGTTTCCCTTTGTATTAGTTGATCAATTTCAACGCAGTATTGAACAGTTCAATACTGCTGGGTGATTTCAATCTTGTTATTGTTATTTAATAGTTACTATAGCCTCAACAGTACCTAAACCAGAATCCAGTTTGTCTGCCAATGCACGACCAATTGTGTTGAATGCACTAGCTTCACCTGGTTTTGCTGCTCTAGCAATACCGTCACCTGCCGATACCAATCTATCACCCTTATTTACCATTCCCACAACTTTGACTGGTACCCTACCAGTCATGGCCACAGGAGGATGGGTGTTATCAGTTCCAGCTCCAGCATTCATCAAGTATGCTGCTCTAGTACTTATCACACCAAACACTTTATCGCTTAGATCAGTGCCAACTTTGGTGATTTCGGCCGAGCCGCCCAGCTCCACCACAGTGCCTGCTTCATAGTCAGCGTCAGCTGCAAAGCGTTCGGCCACGTCAGCATATTGAGCTGATGTAGCTGTGGCATACACAATGCCAAAATATGCCCCGGGACCGCCAATGTTGCCTACACCGTTACCACCTGCATTGACAATTGATCCATTGGTAACAAGATTACCACCTGTGATGTTGCCACCTGCACTCACAAAACCACTTGTGAGCAAGTTGCCACTGATAGCGGTGCCTGTGGCACTCACAATACCGTTTGTGAGAATATTGCCACCTGTGATATTACCTGTGGCGCTGACTGTTGTGGTAGGAGCTCCTGGTACCACAATACCAGTCAGCTGACTACCGTCACCCCGATAAGATGCTGCATGCACAGTACCAAAGTATGCACCAGTACCACCAATATTGCTGTTGGCATTACCGGCTGCATTGATGATACCAGAACCAGCTATTATGCTTCCAGATATTGTGATATTTCCCGAAGTGTTGGTATTGGTATCACTGCGCATGAATTGCGAACTGGTCAAGCCACTCAGTTTCTGAGCTTCAGTAGCAGTTCCTTGGAACAAATATCCACCAACGGCGCCGCCGTTGGTGCTGAGCTGAAAACCGGGACGAATTGTAGCAAAACCTGTAATCGAAGGACTTGGAGTAAATGCTGAATCAGAGCTCACAATACCCACAATGGTATTGCCTACCGACAATTCAATCACATTGTGACTGGTGGCAAGAGTATCCGAAACTGTAACCGGAGTAGCACCTGTGCCATTTACTGTGCTCGGGCCCACAGTGAGCCAACTAGCACCGGTATAAACTTTAAGCAGGCTGTTGGTGCTGTCATACCATAAATCACCAGCAACTACCGAAGTAGGAGCAGTTGTGCTGGATGTAGCACCTGAAATTACTTTGAAGACAGTTCCGTTGTAAATCTTGAGCAAACTATTGGTGCTGTCCCACCATAATTGACCTTTCAACGGTGCTGTGGGTGCGGTGCTGTTTGATGAATTTTCCAGCAAGTGGATAAAGTTTTCATCAAGAAATTCACCGTAACCAGCGTAGTTTTTACCTACTAGCACCATGGAGCTAGCGGCATTGATGGTACCGTCGGGTATGGTAGCAAAAATTGTACCATTTGTTAAGTTAATTGTATAGCTCATGCTTTCTCCGTCCTAGTAGCGTATTTATTGCAAAATAATATGTACATATTTATGCGGCACTGAGATTTGTCAGTGTTTGAATCCTCAAGGTATAGTCAATTTGAATCTGACGATTCAAACTCTTTTGCACCGGGTGAAATATCACATGGGTGATCAAGCGCAGATTATCTGCACTGCCATTCCAGGATTTTAGTCCCAGCTCGTCAAACACATATTCCCCGTTGAAATTGGTGGAATTGTCAAAGGCCTGTTGTCCCCCGGGTTCACCGTAGTCCAACAAACAGCTGACCAAAATGTCAGTGTATACCTTGCCAGACGTGTGTAGCACTGTCATGTTGTTGTTGGCAGTGTCTGTGTTGGCAGCAGAATTGTCATCCACAACCTTGGCATAGGTTTGGTTGTACAAGTCAGCATTTTGGCCCGTGGTGTTGGGGGGCAAATATGTGATAACGCCAGTGGGATCCACTGAGCTACCGCCGTTGCCAAAGGCCATTTGATAGACGTAGCCCACATCTCGGTTGCTCAAGGTCTGTGCCATGGCAATGGAGATGTTTTCGTAGTGTATGGCATTCTTTTTGTCTACTAGAATTTCGCCCGAAACAGGGTCAAATATCTTGACAAACCCTTGAATTTGCGCCAAGCCCGGGGTGATGATCATGCTCGTTTCTCCACAAAAATTTCCCCGGTTTTGGGATCTCGGATGCGAACATGCGCTTCCACAGAAATGGATCCAGTGTCGTTGGGACGAGCAGCAGGGGCGGGTGCAGCAGGTGGTGTTGGCGTTGTGTGTTGAGTCATATGCTATTTACCATGTTTAGTTGCCACACAAAAACCTTGCGGCCGGGGTGTTGGTATCCTGCAATGCTACACCATTGCTGGCAGTGCCTGGTCCAGGCGCATACCATGTGACTCCTTGGCGTACCAGGATAGCAACTTCTACCCCCAGGGGCGGGGCAGTATCAAATTCCACTGTGACTGGATCTTCGCCAACCACTTCAAATCCAGTCAGCAAGCGTGTGCCACCCACGTACACTTCCACTGCGTCTGCCAAGGATGTGCTGTCGTGTTGACTCAAATCAATTGTTTCGGCCACAAATGTTCGGGTAACACCGTCGCCTAAATTTACTCCAGATTCTAGAGGATTAGTGATGTTGCTGAGCACACGGTCTTGATACTGAGCCGATAATCGATTGCCACGGCTCATGTCATACACAGCAGAACCTGCTGCATGGTCTGCTGCTCCAGTACCCGCTGTGCCACGTAGTAAACTGCTCACAGTATTGGCTTCTACATCTTGTTCACGATACATGATACGTTCGCCATTGATGGTGATCACACCCCAGGTATTGCTGATATCGGATAAATTGGGGCGGTGTAATGCACCAACATCTTGCACATGTATCACATCGTCTGTGGCTGCCAGCGCCTGAGTCAAGTTGGTTGTGGTATCGGCTGTGATACGATAGGTTTCTTGAACACCGCGCATGTCCTGGAAGATACGGAATGCGGCCGCAGCAGGAACCACACTGTTGGTAAATTCAGAAATCACAATCACATCAGTGGCTTTTAATAATTTTCCACTGGTTAATACAATTTCTTGTCCAATCAGCCTAAAATCCTGACCCGGATAAAGTCTCAATCCATTAAGAGTGACCCACAATCGATCAGGATTGGTCATGGGTTTATCTAAACGCAAATGATTGGCTATTATAATTTCACTTTCGGCGTAATCAAAAGAACCTGGATCATTGTCAACTGTCCCTGTGTCAAATTTTGTAGTGTCATAGGCCTCCTGATTAACTTCATTTAGCACTGCTGGGCCCACATATACCTGTGTCAGTAATCCTTGCTGACGTGTGTCATTCCATGTGGTAACTGCAACAACATCGCCTATGATAGGCATCAATCCCCCAGCAGGATTAAAGTTCAGTTGTCTACCAGTGATGTAGGCTTGTGCTCCTGTGATCACATATATTTTCACACGCTCTCCTGCTGCAGGAGGATTTACAAATATCACTTCTTTGGGCGTTTCACCATCCCAGGGTTCAATACCATAGTCTAAATTCAGAACTTGTGGTATATCGTTGACATAAACTCGCACATCAACATCTGGAATCGCACCTTGACTGACACCAATTCGAGTGGGCAATTGATAGCCCACGCTGCCATCAGCAAGATACGCAACACCAGCTGAAGATCTAGCGCGACAACCATTTACCGTGATCACTGCTTCATCTGGATTGCTGTAGATCAAACTGTTGGTCAACACATAAGACAATTCCCCAGCACTCACAAATTGTTGAGTTTGCGGAGTGCTCCAATTATAGTCCACAGAGGTTCCGTTGATTGTGGTGGGCCCATTGGCCACGATCAACACAAAATCATCAGACGCTAGCCCAGGACTGTTAAAAATAACTTTGGTAGTATTGGCTTGACCCTGTGCATATTCATATTCTGTAAATATTTCCCCGTTGACAAAAATCACCAAATTTTGAATCAAACTGTATTGAACCGGAATAGTCACAGTGTCGCCAATTTCGCTACCCATATACGTTTGTCTAAATCGCTGATTTCCACCTCCCAGTTCATAAACTTGAATTGCAACGGTGTCTCCTGGAACGGCGCCATTTAACAAAGTAATTTGTTGAGCGGCCCAATCAACCAAGTAGTCATGATTCAGATTCAACCCAAGCCCCGCAGTTACATTGAACACCAGGACCTGAGCTGGATAAGACAACAAGTCAGCAAAACTCAACACATTATCACCAGTCTCAATCACAAACTGATCACTTGCTATTTGGAATCCATGCCCACGCCCTGACCAATCTGCGCCCGGTGTGGTGTACACACGCATGTCCAAGGTGTCAAATTCGCTGCCAGGTATCAATTCCTCTGGTGCATGACTAGAATAGGTATCAATATAAGCGCCACCCTCAACATTGACGTCTGTGGGTCTGGTACCTAAATAGAGATCCAGATATGAACTTTGATATCTAGCATCCAGCAAGCCCTGATAGAATGTAGGAGTTCCGTCGGGGTCATAAGATAGATTTACAAATGGTACTGAGTCAAAACCTATTCCATCAATCCAGCGATCATTCACCCAATGTTGAGGTTCAATGGGCTCTTTATAGGTTGCTGATTGTGCATGATTATTTCGATTTATTTTTACATATTCTTGAGTTTGCCAATTTGGAAACTCACGATTTAAAAAATTGTCAAACGCTATGTCAGGATTAATAGTATTGTTTGACAACCAATTGCTTGAATTGATATTTTCACGTGCCCATTGTTTAAAAATACTACTACTAATAGATAACAGGCTCCATGGCACTGTCGTTGGTTGATCTGCTTTGACCAAGTTTCGGTACACAGTATCCTTGCTGGTTGAAACATCAAACAACATATTCTCTGTGGATCCAGCATCAAAACCGGGGCGAATACCAAAATTCACACCCTGCACTTGCACACCAGGGTATTCCACACCATCAATCAACAGCGGCAGGCTCAAGCCAGGTTGATTTACCGTAGGCACATACAAGCCCATGGTTCGATCCACACCACTCAGTGTGACAGGATCCACTATCAGCCAGTATGTGGGATCAAATGAATCAGATTCAACTGTACCTATAGCAGCCCACACACGATTTGCATAACGAACCTGTGTACCAGCATTATATGTGACTCCGGATTCCCAGTCAACTATGGTGGTTTGATATTGATATCGGTCATAACGAATTGTAGTGCGGAACGATCTCACAAGATCATTGCCCATCACTGCCGAAGCACTAGCACCGCGGCCGTTGCCACCCGAGAATGCGATCACTGCCGTGGTTCTGTAACCTGCGCCTGGATTTGTTACAACAATACCAATCACATGTCCAGCTGAATCAAGTGTGGCAGTCATTTCGGCCGGTGTCACACAATCGCCTGTTACTGTGATCACCGGAGGTTCGGTGTATCCAGATCCGCCATTGGTGATAGCCACTGATTGAATACTCAGCAAGTAGTTGTTGTACCACTGGTCCCATGGTGTTTGAGACCATAATGTGGCAGAGGATGAGGTATCAGATATGTCACTAGGTGTACCTGTGCCTGTGGCTGTACTTGCAGTGTAAGGCAACAAGATGGGGCTCACATACTGAGGTATGGTCAAATTGTTGTTGTAATACGCCGGCACATCAAAGTCTGAAATATTACCAGCGTATGCATCTTGGCCGTTGTAGGCAAGGCTGAATTCTCTTACCTGTACATGATAAGGCTTGACTTCTTGGAGATAATCCAGCACAAAAGTTTGATTGTCTTGACGATATATTTGATATGGTTCAAGTGTTCTGATGCGATGGTTAACATCAATCAAACTGGTCTTGACCAGCCACTCGGGCGCAGAGAATTCACTCAACACAAAATCAAACACCAACATCAAGGCACGATTGCGTTCAATCAACAAGTCATCCACAAACAGTTCTTGGTTGATGGCTTGTATGATTCTGCGAGTTTCAATCACAGGCTCTTGGTCAAAGTACTGGGCATCAAACACTTCGGCATCAAAGCCAAAACGACCTACACCGTAATCCCAGAGTTCTTGACTGAATTCAATGGTTCCGTCTTGCAAGCCCACTCGGTCCCATCCAGTGTCCGTGCGCTGATAAATTTCAAACTTGCCCTGTGAGTTGGCAGTGACACGCACACTGGCACCCACTGGTACACTCACGGTGGCCAAGGCTGCATAGTTGGCCACTTCGGCCACGGGATTCACGGTGCTGTTGTATCCAGGTCGATACCAGTTGATGTAATTCCAGTACAATGTGGTATCATAATTCTGCACTCGTGTCAGCACCAATCTATTCTCAGTTGGTCCAGCGGTCACTTGGTAAATGGTCCACAAGCCGTTGTTGTCAGCATCGGTGGCCACAAGATATCGATAACCCACAGGCACCAGTGCAAGATTTTGATAGGAAAGTTCAGTCAAGTCAGCCACACGCTGATTCCATGCACCTGATGAAGAGCTGGGTTCAGGTTCACGACTATTGAGCAAATCAAACTTGCGAATTTCTGTTATGGGATAATTTTTCAACACTGAGTTGGCACGACCCAGATAATTTTTCAGTGCTGCAAAACGATCCACAAACATGCTCTGTCGTGGACGGAATTCAACTCCATACCGTTCAGCTGGACTGAGCGTGGTGTCTGGCACCGGGGCACCTGAAGAGTTTACACCGCAGAAACTGTCCTGCAGCTTGAGATAGAGATTGGTGCTGATGAAGCTGTCCTCACGGCCCTGTGCAATCAATTCGTATTCCACGTGCACGTTGGCATCGTTGGCTTCACGGTCGTATTCGATGTGCAAGATGGTTTCGGTTGCCGATATCAAATCCAACACATTGTAGATGGCCACGGTGCTAGCATTCAAAGGTGCCATGTAAGCAATGCCACTGCCGCGTGGATTTTCAATATAGCTGGCAATGGCCGAGGTACTGAGACGCTTGCCAGCCACTGTGTTCACCGTGGAGATGTCTCTCACCCAGAAATAGTAGAAGGTGGCAATCACACCATTGCTGCCAATTTCGGCTCGCGTGGTATATGAAACCAAGCTGAACGGAGTTCCGGGACCAGTATAATTGGCAGGTGGCTGTGTGCTTTCGATCCACTGATAGATGTCCACTCGGCTGCCCGGGAACAGCTGGCCCCAACGACGGCTTGCATACACAATGTCATCTTGATTGGGATCAATGAATCTCACATTGTTGGTATCCCACCAGATTTCGCCCACGTGATCCATGGACCAAGCTGCCCCAATATTGTGCACTGATCCTTGGTTGTATCTAGCCGGATCCACAGCACCAGTGTAGTCAATGTTTTGTTGAGCCACACCCAAGATCTTGCCTTGCAATGGATTGAAGAAATCCAAATAGCTGGTAACTGTGCTAGCCAGCTTGTTGTACATGAACACTGAATTTAACAAGGCAACATCTACCACAGGCTGTTGTTGATGCTTCACTGTCCAGGCCGGGGTACTAGTGGTGTTGTTGAACACACTCACTGTGCCATAATTAACAGGTTCTTGTCCAGGATCATTGCCAGGTGTGCCCACCAACAGTCGACCAGTCACATAGTTGACTGCAGTACCGAATTTGTCTTGATCGGCCAAGTCTGATGTGTATATTTGTTGACCAAAAACAAACATGCCCGGATCAGCTGCCGAATCTGCTGCACTAGGCAGATAATCATAGGTGTAAACAACACCACTACCCTCAATTGGTGTGAAGTACGTGGTGCTGTGTTCGTCAAAATAGGTGTCACCTGAATCAAAATCCACGGGTTCGTAAACATTACCACGCGGCGCGCCCACCACCAAGGTCAGTGCCGTAGTATTGACTGCGACTGCGGAACCAAATTCAGCATAGGCCACTGGTAACGGACTTGTTATGGTTTGTGTATACACAAATGTCACAAAACCCAAGTCTTCAAACGCAGTTCCCGACACCCCGGGCAATACTGTGATCTTGTTGAAGGATTCAGCAGCAGCAGAATTTTTAACTGACAAGGTCATGCGACCTGATACCACTGTGATTCTTTGATTGGCTGATGGCGGCGCAGAAAACACAATCTGTTGAGTGGTGTTGTTGTATACATAATCTGTGTTGTTGATTTGCAGGGACTGACCTACATAAACCACAGGTGTATACGAAGCAGCAGCAGAATAGATATTGCCAACATCAAATGTTTGGGTGATGCCGTCAGCTGTGAATTCCACATTTCTAGTGGGAGTGGCCACTACATTGGGTATGCCTGACTTGTTGATGGCGTTAATCAATCCAGCAATGTTGGTGTTGGGTGCAACGGGCACTGCCACAGGGTAGTTGTTGATCCTAACAACATCTCCAGCAACCAGTGTTGGATTGGCCACCTGGGAAACTGTAACTCCGTATACTCTAGACTGATTTACTCTGCGTTCCACGCTGCCAGCTTGCACCAAAACCGAACCATCTGTGGGTGCGCCAACATAGATGCTGCAGTTGTAAGGACACATGTCCACGGCTGCACCATAACTGGCTTCGTCAAATTGAGTGTGAGCTGCAAAGGTTTCAACCAGAGAGAACTGATTGCTTTCAATATCTATGGTATCCCCCACTGTGACGCTCACTGCATTGCTCAACACAATGTTGTTGCCCACCACAGAAAACTCTCCGTTGATGTAACTGGCCGAATTGGTTAGATAACGATTGTTTAACAACACTGCTACTGGAGCACGCCATGTTACAGGAATAGCATAGGTAGTCTGGTCTACATCGGTCACTTGATATCTTGTGACATATCGATCAAACACATGGGTAGAGCCTGACTTGATGAGACCCACAGTGGATCCGGGAGCACCTATCACAACTTGTCGCCCATCTGTTGTGACCGAAAGAGACTGACCAAACTCAGCGTCGGCATTCAGTCCAGGAACGGTAATTGAATTCATGTACTGGAAATAGGAGCCAACAGTGGCTGTGATACTGGCATTGGTAGCAGGTGCTGAGAAAAATACCACATTCAGCTCGCTGTCAACAGTGTAGTCCATGCCGGGTCGTTGCAACACACCATTTACAGACAGCAAAAATGATTCAATATCGGTTATGGTGTACAGATAAGGTCGGAAGGAGAATGTTGTGGTTGATCCGTTGCCTATGGAACTCTTTTCAGTTCTTCTGACAATTTTTAGCAACTGCAACGGCGGGGGTGTAATTAAAAACTCCACTTCTCCAGTGCTGATATTTACAACATAGTCTGTGATATTATCATAAATTTTATCATTGATACTGACTATCAATTGTTCTGGCTGATCAATTACAATGGCGGCAGCATAGTTGTAACTTTCAGCACCGGTGGTGGTATATGTTATTGATTGATCTTCAACATCAACTCTGCCATAGGCATACACTCGATTGGCACCGGGTGCTGACACATACAACCAACGCTCGTCTGAGCTGATGGCAACTGCTGTGCCAAATCCACGGATAGAAAAATCACCATCCGGGGGAGTCAACAGTTGTGTAATGGTGTAGGAATCGGATATACGGGAAAACTTGATAACTGTAGCATATCCCATGCCTGATGCACTGGCAGGAGCGCCAGCCACAGCCCAGGTCTGATGACCAAAATCCACTGCAGCACCATAGTTTACAGTCGCCGGTGCTGTGAGTTCCAGGATGGCTGTTTGTATATAAGCAGTTTCTCGATTACCGCCATATCCATACACTGCACCACAACTGTTGTTAAAACCTGGTGCACCAATTAGCGCACCGCCATTGTTGTAGGCTTGTGCCACTGACATGCCAAAATTGGTATTTTCACTCACCGTGCCGGTTATGAGATTGGTACCAGTTGAAAATGGTTGTTGTTTTTCCAACACCTGCCAGTGACCATTGCCATCATTGTCTACCCATGCCCTGGCGCCTGATGTCAATTCTGTGGCATAAGGTAATGCAGCAATATCACTAGCCTGTTTCACTCGCATGGTCTGCAGGAAAAATCCAATACCTTGGCCCTCTATCATGTGTTGTTTAGAACGTCCAAAATTGTATGCAATGGTCAACACATTGGGCGCACTAGCATCTACATTCAGCACTCGATACACACCGTTTATTGCTGGATCAAAATACTTGATCACCAACAAGTCGCCGCGTTCAAGTCCATGTGCTTGAGTGAATGCCACTTGACTGGTACCATTCAGGTTGTCAGAAAGTGCACTGATAAAGCCGGGTGTTTTGTTGGCTCGATAAATGTCCCAGTCATAGCTGTTGACCTTGGCCACCCAAATTCGTGTGCCGATGCCAATTCTGCCAATATTTTGTGAGAGATTGGTGGGATCGTCCAAGGAGAACATGGTTATGTCAGCGTCATTGATGTTGACATAACCAGCTGAAGGTAGCGCAGTATCTGTGACTTGAGTGTAAGTGGTGGGCAATATGTTGGTATTGGCGAGTTTGAAACTTTGTCGCCATACATCACTCAAGAACACAGTTTGGTTGGCCAGGCTTGATTCACCTGGCTCAATCACTTGAACAGTTGCAGGATCAGATTGCAAGTCAGCTGCATTTAATCTCAGTTCAAAGAAGCTGCGGTTGGCGTTGGCACCATAGGTACCACGCTTGACCGCCCAGTTTTCATAGATGTCATACTGGGCTGTTTCTTTGCCCAGGTCAGCACCTGTGAATATATCAGCTGCACGCATGGTACCTTTGTCTGCAATAAATTCTTGATAGAGATTGACCTGACTCACATCATCAAGATTCAAGGCGGTCATGTACTGTCTTGGTCTAAAACCAATCAAGCCATAGCTGAGCAAATCGTTATCGCTTTCAAGATTGGCTCGTTGTGTGTCGTAGCTGTTGGCCAGTTGATCAGCCTTGTTGGCAATGTTGGGCAAGAGTCCACGTTGGATTCTGGCATAGTCACTCTTGAACCAGTCATTGTAGTCAAATTCCAACTTGGGTTGCACAATGGCCTGCGCAGACCAGTAGTTGTTTTTGTACAGCACAATCTCACCACGAGGATAACGACGATTTGGCTGCCAAGGCTTGACATTGTCCTGATTGAGAACAAACCCCTGTGCATCCAAGGTACCGTTCCAGTCAGTTGTGGTAGAAGCCACTAGATTGATTCGACTCTGTCTAGCACCAGTTGTGGGATTGTAGATCAAGTCATTAAAAATACTCACATTGTCCAGTACCACCAGGTGTTCATAGTTGGTGAATCTCAACTGAATATAAGCAATGCTGGATGAAGTGGTGCTGGTGATGCTGAAGAAATTGCCCAGGCGTTCGATCACAAGATCTCTAGCATTAACTGGCAATCGGTTTTGATCAATTATCAGGTTCTCGGGATTCTGGAACTGTATGCTGTCAATCACTGCACCTGCACGAGTGGCTTCCAGGCGTGTGGCCACAGGATTGAGATTGATCACACTGCCGGTGGCCCAGCCTTGGTTGGCCCAGTACAAAAATTCCCGGGCCATTTGCTGCCAGTCTAGGGTATAACCATTTTCTCTAGTGGTGAATGCCAGGCCTTGTGAGGTCAAATACTCGCCATAGCACAACAAGAAATCCACCACAGCAGTTTGATTTGCAAAATTGAATCCATAGGGAACCTGAACTATGTTGTCATAGTATTGCCGTGGCACACGAACTGTGCTGCCACCGGCACTGATGGTTTGTAACTGCCCATTACTGCGGCTGGCAAAGATATTGAAATAAGGATCAGCGGTGCTGTAACCCAAAACAGCATAGCCAGTGTCGGTGCTCTGCACAATCACGGCACTGTAGTTGACATAAGCAAACGGTACATTTTTGTACAAGCTGAGATTGTAGCTTTCGTCGGGCAACAACAAACTGCTGTTTTGACTGTCGGGGCTGGACCTTTCAGCATACACCTTCATGTACTGTTTGTCCGAGAAGGCAGCCATTCTGTAACACAGTCTCACATCCAGGCTGGCCAACTGAGCTTGCAGTGCCGTGGTGCTGTTGATGCCCAACTGTTGATTGTAGTCCACAATCCAGTTGATGTAGCTGGCCTTGCTGACGCCGTTGCCATACACTTCAACGCCATTGGCATCCAGTCGGTATCTGCCATTGTACAAATACTGACCAAGGTCTGTGTCGTAACGATACAGGTCACGATCAGCAAACAGCGAGAAGAATTCAGCCGGGCGAGTGAGTGCCAGCAAACGCATGACAGCAAATGGATAGCTGGAACTGGTCCACCATGAGGCCTCCACAGGGCCGCCATCGCCCACAACCCAACTCTTGCGCCACACATTGGGATCATACTGTCCCACCACTGAGTCCAGGGGCGGCAACAGCTCTCCTTCCGACCCCACGGGAATATAATACTGCAGGTTGGGTCGAACATATTCGGGACGAATATAAAAACCCTTGGGATCGGCCACAACGCCCTGGGCCAGGTCGTCCCACAACACCAAGTTGTCCGAGGTGTAAGGTGACGGACCATAACGATCTTGCCACCAATCAGGACGTTCACTGAATCCCAGCATTTCCCAAGGAGTGAGATTGGGACTCAAGGTGTCATAAAAATATCTATAGATGCCACGCCATGCGCCCAGCAAAGGCTGGTTGGTGAGTCGGTCACCTGCGGCACTGTAGTTGTAGGTGAAAGCATTTGTGGACACGTAGTCCTGACTCTTGTAGTCCAGCTTGTTCCAACCCACCCAGGTCAAGAAACTTTCAGACAGTATGCCAGTTATTTCAGCTGAGGTATAGTCAGTGGCACGAAAGTATCCAGGCAGAACTTCACTGACAGTGAGAGGTACCGGGTTGTTGTGAGTTTTCAAATTGTTGTAAATTCTCAACTCAAATTCCAGCAACACTTGATCTCGTATATCACCAAATGCCACAGTGATGGATCCGTCATGACCTTGAATCACTGGTGTGGGATTCACATAGTTGGGATCCACAAAAATTCTTGGACGCCAAGCTGGATACAAGCCCAGCTTGGTGGGAGTGTTGGGCACATAGTTGCCAGCTGTGTTAGCATATTCTCTGATGCTGACCACATCGCCCACATTCAACGGAGTCAAGATAGTGAGTCGAGGACCATCTTGGGCTACCACATACTCGGTGTTGATGGCCAACATGCGATCATTTACCCACACCAACAAGGCACGATAATTGGCTGTGTCAAAGTCATAAGTTTGAACCGTATCAAAGGTGGCAGTTGATATAGCGGTAACAGTATATTTGTTTGTGGTTGACCTCACACCAGCAGGCAACATGTCACTCCAGTAAAAAGAGTTTGTGTCATTTTTGCCTGTGCCAAGATCAATAATTACAGCATCTAATATGTCACTGGGGGTGTCATTGATCCATTCACCTGATACCACAGCCTGCAGCATGCGAGATTTGAATTTGGTATACTCGCGATCGTTGAATGCCACGGACTTGAATATGTCATAGGCCTGGTCGCGCATGAAGAAACCGGCCAAGGTTGCAGGCGAACTCTGCTGCAGAATTTGCAGGCCATACGGAACAATATTGCCCAGGTCACGAGAGTTGTTGGCACCATTGATGGGCCCAGTTAGTCCCAACAAATTCTCACCAATGGTTTCATAGTGGCTGCGAGCTGTGCCCAGAGTAAACACCGAACTGTTGGCGTTGAACGGATTGTTTTCGATGTTGATTGGAACTTGATAGAATCCCTGAGCACTGACTTGATCACTGAGTACATCAACTTCAATCACAGCGCCCAGTGCGTACACTTGATTCAACACAATTGTGGTTGTGTTGGCTGTGGTGGTCACAGTATAACGATCAGGAGACTGAAATTGAGAACCCACGTACAACAACACCGCAGGTATGACAGAATTTTCAGCTATCTTGACATCCAGTCTAAGTGGTGTGCCATCGTAAGCAAATTGAAATTGTTGACGAACCTGGCTCTTGGTCACAGCCAGTTGCCACCCTGTCAGTCGTTTGAACTCCACACGATTGGAGTATTGTCTTGCAAATCCTGTGCTGATGTTTTGGGTGACGCCGGCGCTGTTGCTCACATACACAAAGGTGTCAGTATAGAGATTGTTGTCAAACACAATGTCGCCAATGTTGCTGAGGCTGAGGTATCTCAAAGGAAATCCCAGCACAGTGTCGGCTGCACCTGATCCCACTGCATAACTGAACAGTTTGGTTCCTGTGAATGTATTACTGAAATATTTCTCCCGATTGGACAGGCTCACACCTGTGCTGTCGTACACATCAAACAAGGGCGCTTGATTCACAGAGATTTTTTGTTGTGCCTGAATCCAATCAACTCCGTCGAAGTAAAATGTCTTTCCTTGTAGTGTAACCCCGGTCAAACACACCACTGTTTGATTTATCAGCACATCAGCATCGTCAGCAGGAACCAGACTAATGACGGGTTGTGTAATAACAGGATCTTCAGTGTCAGGTGAAATAAAAGTAACTTGATAAATTTTGCGGCGTACCTGTGGATCAAGGTCTGCAGCAAAAACTACTCGTGTACCAGATCGAAATTCATATCCGTCAACCCCGTACCCAGTGGTACCATTGATTTTGCTGAATGCATCTTTTGATGTAAAATCAATAACATCAATAGGCTGCTTGGCTTGAGTGCCAGAATTAAAAAGTTTCAACCCGCCACGAAATTCCAAAACGGGTCGACGAGCACGATAAGTGTTGTCCAGTGACGCTACCTGGTTATTGTACTCAGCGGTGGCCGAAATCACATCGGTATGAAACCATCGATTGCTGCGACTCCAGGCATTGAGATCCGGGCTAGCACGATTGATTGTAATATAATCAGTGACCAGGGGTTGATTGAGATTGGCATCAAAATTTCCATCATCAAAGCCTATGGTGTCAAAAGGTATCGTGAGATCGTTAGTGTACGTTTCCGGAGTAACATAGTTAGGCACTGGCAATAGTTGAATAGCAGTACCTACACCTTCCACATAGTACTGTTGATTTTGATAACTAGCCGGAACAACATTTCCACGAAATTGGACTTTAAGCCCATTGGTAAATTTTACTCCATTGGGACTGGTATATTGAGACTTGCCAACAATTTCTTCAATGTATAATGTGGTTGACCCAGTGGAATCAACCAATCGCAATTGTCCCACGATCCCGGGATCAGTTCCATCTTGGTAGTACAGGATGTTTTGAATTGCTGTGAGCAACGGAATCTGTTCAATAGATCCAGATGCATTGCGATACCATTCAGTCTTGGAATATTCAGCACCATATGCCACAGGGAATTTTTGCAACGTATCAATGAATTGTACGCTGTTTAACTGTAGGTAGATGTCGCCGCCCGCCGAAGTAACATAGCGAATCTGCCACACACTTGTTCTTAAATTTTGATTTACAATAGGTGTAACTTGTGAATACAACGTGGTATCAAATGAACCTGCCTGACCAGACATTGCATTGCCGGACAAAGGATCAAATTGAGTGGTAATTTCCCATCCACCAGAATCAGAAGAATCCAAAAACACAATAGTACGACCATCAAAGCTAGTGACACCATCGAGGCCGCCATGCTCGGCCAAGAATGGTACCAAGAATTCGTTGTTGATTTGATTGAATTTCAAATTGGTCACAAAGTCAACTGGCACTGGCGTGGGCGAATTGCCGATGTAGGACAAACTATAGTAGAAATTCTGTGCAGTGCTGTATGGTACTGAAAAATTTACCACGCCTAAATCTTCGCCGTTGTTGGCAACGCCAAAAACATTTCGACTGGAAATGTTGGGTGCCCAGGGCAAAGTACCCGACACCCCAGGTGCTGCTTGAATCCAGAATCCTGGACCTGTGCCAGGCGTGCCGTTCACAATGTTGATCTGGCCCTGCATGTTGAATTGATTCTGACAGGCATAATACAGGGTGTCAGGTGCATCTTGTGGCACCACAAAAGTTATAGAACCTGTAACAGACCCATTTCTATCAACCCCAAAATCGTACGCATCTTCAGTGCCTTGACTGGGCTGTGTTTTGATCCAGAATGGAAACACACCAGTCATGACCAGATCAAACACATAAGTGTTTCCCCGGGCTAGAGTCAAGGTAGGATTGGGTTCATAGTCAATGAGATAGGCACTGGTACCGTTATTGCCCACACGAAAATTCACAATCTCTTTGGCATTTTGTGCCACTTGGAATGTGTAGTTGCCGCCTCTCAAGAGTGGGATAACAGGGTTATCGCCTGGATAATTACCAATCTCGCTTTCCACAGTATATACACCATTAGCGCGAGTGATCACAAAGCTGTTGGTAATGGGAACTTGTCCGGCATACACATCCACAGCATCAGGACCTCCAGGCAACCAGTAGTACTGACTGAAGTTTACCAGCTTGTCAAAATCCACAAAAGGATCCCAGGTGTAGTAATCACTGGTGTATAGACGATTGCTATTGTTTGTGTCGGCACCTTGCAATGCCAAAGCATTGCCAATACCGGGGTAGGTAATGGTGTCTTGAATTCTATTGGTATCAGGTTCCAGTATGACCACACCAGGTTCCAGCTGATAGTCAGTGCGCTCTGCTGTGGGTTCTATCACATAGCGATCAGTGGCATCAACACCAGGACCCACACGACGCCCCACATAACCCTGTGTTTTTTTGAACTTGGGCTCTTGTACCAACTGGTCTAGAGTAGCCGACAACACCTGCCGATTGGTAGGTGTTTGAAATATCTCCGGGAGGAAATCTACGGTTCTCACACGATCAACCATTATATCACCCCACTACCCGGTGCTGTACGAATGTTGGTGGCAGTCAAGGCATCAATCACTTGTATGTTGTTCACAGTAGCAGCATTCACAAATATTTCATTGGGTGCAGAACGAATTTCATAAAGATCACCAAAACTCTTGCCCGAGTCCAGGGGGACCAACACCACTGAACTCACCAATGTACCAATTTGACTGTGCAGGTATGCGGCCAGCTCTGAAAAATAAAATGTGTTGCCAAAGTCCCAATTTTCAATAGAAAAGTAAGCATCAATGTTGGCCACCACTGCAGTTCTCACTTCACTGTCGCTGGCAGTGGAGTTGGCGGCCTTGATCACTTTGATTGTGGCTCTCAGGGCTGGTGCTGCCTTGGCACCAAACAAGGGTTTGAATACCACAGAGTTCATGATCATGTTGTCAGAAATCATTTTGTAATCTTGTAATCCGCTGTAGGCGGTGGTCAGCTGATCAATGGTGGGACGCTCGGGCTCGGGTATGGTTCCAGTACTGTCTATGATGTAGTTACGATAGGCAGTGTAGTATTCGGCTGTAACCAAGTACAAATCAATGATGTTGGAGGATCCAGGATCAATACGATTGGTGAGAGGACTGTTGTGACGATACTGGAAATAGAGATCCTGTCGACCGGTTTTTACCGCATAAGTTTTGTCTTCCACTAGCACTCGATCTCCTGTACCGGTAATTGCCAACACATAAAACACTTGATCTTGATAGGCATAAAACACCTGATCTGGCAAGTACTCGCCTTTAGCCAATTCAATGTCATACAAAGTGGCATACTTGGCATTGACACGACCCGATTCCACCAACAGGTAGCGTTCCAAGTTATCAAAGTCCACAGTGCGTTGAAAGAACACCAGCTTGGTATTGGATTCGACCCCAGGCGCAACAATTTCATCAAAAAAGTCAGGATTGTCAGGAACACCATCAAGATCAGAATCTTGATAGGACACAACCACTTGATAGTCATCCACAAAGCCATCAGGTTGTATGGGTTGATCAATGATTCTCAAGGTCACATCACTGCTCAAGGGTCTGTTGCTGTCGGGCTGACTGTTGACCTTGAGCACTCGCACAAAATCTCGAATGGTAGTGCCAGTGCGACTGTCAAAAATCTGCTGATCACCATAGAAGAAAAATCTTGTTTGCAACACACTGCCAAAATAGTAATAAAGTCCACGACTGGTCACTGTGTAGTTGACACCATCTGTGATGAATTGAAGGAACCAGCTGGCGTCTTGGCCAGTACCTGTGGTGCTTTCGGCCTGGGAGAGATCAAACGGTGCATTTACTGCCAAGTTTGTGGCTGTGATCAAATACCAAGTGGCTGTGAGATTGTTGTAGCCCAGGCCAAAGTTTCTGTAAAGATTGATCTGAGCTGCTATGCTTTGTCTCAAGTCTGTGGGGAATTCAGTCACAAACACCGGTATCACTTGAGTACACACAGCACCCATGGGAACATAATTGTTGAGAGTAACAGGACCGGTGCCGTTGTCAAAGTTGCCAAGTCCTTGATTGGTTCCATCAACATAGATGGCCTGGGGGCTGGCCCAGATCACCAGCTTTTCGTCGGCTCGGGCAGGCACACCGGCTTGCAAGCGATTGTTAGCATCAAAGAAATAACCAGCAGGAGGTTCAAACTTGATCAAGGATCCCACTGTGATGTATTGGGAATTGGTAGATGAAAACGCACCAATTGCAACCGGATATCCTGTACTGCCTTGGAAATAGCCTGTGGTTTCATTGGCCAAAGTGGTGCTGAGATGCCAGGTCATATTCTGCGCAGTCAACGGCGGACGAGGGTAGTTTGCATAGTAAAATTGCTGAGACGATGGCTGCGACAACACCGGTTGCGCTTGATTCACAATCACATTACCGATGTCATTGATGGTCAACCACGAAAACAAAAATGTAGGTAGCACATTCTGTTCATAGAGAGCACCGTCGCTGCTGAATGTGTTGGTACTGGAATATTTGCCAGTGTTGTCCACAAGATCAAGATAGCGACTGGTGCCAATTGACGCACGATTCAAGGCCTTGCTCTTGATGATGGAATTGTAGGCTGTGAACGGAAAGTTGTTGTAGTCCTCACCGTTGACCATGCGATTTTGTGTGTAGTATCTAGCAGGAGCTCGTTGCTTGATGGCATCTAGTGTTTCTCTGGGCAAAGCATTGCTGACAGGTTCAGTGATACCGCAAGTAAATGTCAGCGTTTCTAGCTGTCCATTGCGACTGATATAGCTGATGGGCAGCACCACGCTCTGCATTTCTTCAGGATTGATGATGTACTGCAGGCCGTTGCTGGCGCGAACATAGGCACGGAAGAATCCCACAGGAATTTCCGAAAACACACCGTCGCCAAAGTCCAGAGTGATTTGATCATTCACGCGACTGGTAACTGAAAAAATCTTTCTCAAATTGGGAGCCAGTTGTTCCGCAGCAGCAGCATACACACTTTCCACAAACTGCCACTCACTTGCAATGTTGCCCACATTGTCCAATTGGTATAACCAACGATCTTGATTGTTGACGCCTTCGATGTTGATGTTGACTGAACGATTTGAAATTCTTTCGGCCAAGTTGAAGTCTTGATTTTGCAACACGCCTTGTTTGAACAAAAAGAAGTAGCCGGTATTGGCGCTGGCAAAGCCCAGCTGATCATTTCGGAACAATACGTTAAATTCGCCATTGGGACGTGGCGAAGGTTCGTACACATAGTCGCGACCCGAAATAGTAGAATTCACTGCTTCAAACGGCATGTTAACACCGTCCACTGTGGCACTGTAGGGTATGACCGGTAGATATCCTGGCACTAGGTTAACAGTGTACTCGTCCGTTCTTATACCTTGAATTGTGGTTCTATTGCCAGGTCGACCAATGCGTTGCGTATTGACCAAGGCAGAATTGAGAATCACCGAAAACTGTTCTTGCCAGTCAAAGTTGGTGGGATCGGCCCAGTTCACTGTGATATTGGCCAAGTTGATACCGTTGTAGTCAAACACATTTTCTGTGGTCTGCACAGAAAACACCTTGAGATATCCCGAAGCTGCAGTGTTGCGCTTGGGTGTGTAGCTGACCAAGTTGGCCAACTTGATCACTGAATCTCTACGTTCGGCTGTGTCTAGATAGTTTTCTCTTGTGTTGAGGTCCGTGCGAAAGGCCAAGGCTTGACCCATGAACGCCATCACATCCAATAGCGCAATAAATTCCGACGACTCAATGTAGTCGTTGAAGGTTTCGGGATAGTACAGGCGCAAGTAATCTACAAAACTCTTGCGCAGAGTTTCAAAATCATAGCTTTGAAAATCAGCCTCTCTGTAGGTTTGATAGATTCTTTTCCAATCCTCTACCCCAAAGATTGCAGTTTGTCTAGTGGTTTTTGCCATGTGTATTCCGTGTTGAATTATTTATGGCGGAAATAAACGGCGTAGTTATACGTATGAGGCTCGGCGTGTTTCTTGGTTGAAAAATATGTTGAGTCGCTCGGCATTAGTACTGGGCACCACGCTTAAGGCCAGCTGAATAAGAATTCCATTTTCCTGGGGGAACAGTTGCACATCGCTGAGATACAAGCGCGGATCACCGCCTATCACTCGTTGTATTTCGGCTAACATGGCTTGTTCTGTGGGTTGTATTTGGCTCTCAAACAAAAAACTCCACAAAGCACAGCCGTAGCTGGGTCTGCCCACCAGTTGTCCTGGTATGATGTTGAAGGCATTCAAGAGATCACGCTTGATCAACTCAAAGTCTGTGAGTGTGAACTTCTTGGGCTGGTCTATGGTGTTGAATCCAATGAATGTGGTCATAATGTGTATTTAAGCCGAATTGCTGGAGTTGTTGTTGCCAAAGTCGGGCAGTCCAATTTTGCTGCTGCCCACAATCTTGCTCACAGCTGAATCCAGGGTTTTTCTATCAACAGTGCCAACAAACGCACCCAAGGACGAGGTTCCGGCTACAGAGGAAGGCAACTTCATTTCGGAAAAATTCACAGCAAACTCACCCTGCTTGGCCAAACTGTTCATGCTGGCTGCTAGATCTCCTGATGGCAAGGCACCCTTGGCCCAATCTGCTGCAGTGCCAGCGCCAAATTTGCTGGCATTTTCCAAGAGTCCACCCAGCTTGGCTGTGCCGCTGGAAGACAGTGATCCTGCAACTTTACTCAGACTTGACACAGCACCGGATATGCCCCCAGAGGCAAATGCAGCGTTGACAGCAGGAATTGATCCAGTTTTGATATCAACTCCGGCAGCACTTAGTGCAGACCCAATTTGACCCATTGCCGATGACCCAGCTGCCTTGAGACTGTCAAGTTTGCCAGCGACCAGGCTCTTGACATTGTCAAGAGTGGCATCGGCTCCCAGTTGCGGCGACAACTGAGCATCCATGAGTTTGGCTAGTTTGAACTGATTTATTTTTTTAGGCCCGCTGCTGTCGCTTGAAAATTCAGCAGAGATAGCATCTATCTTGCTAGTAAGCGAAGCTGGTATTCCGGCCTTGATCCCTGCCATGTTGGCCAGTGCGCCCAGGCCGCCTGCTGCGCCTCCCGATGCAAATGCACCATCCAACGCAGGAATAGATACAGTATTACCCAAGGTGCTGCCAAGCGATCCGGCGATTCCAGAAATTTTGTTTTCTATGTTTAACCCACCACCGCCAATGATGCCATCTATTTTAGATGTGACAGTACTTGAAATTTTTGACAATGATGACCCAATATCGCCTAAGCCACCGACACCAAGTGAGCCCAGTGGGTTGTTACTGGCTTGGCCAAATCCGGTGTCAGACATGACTTTGCCCAGTAAACTTTTCACAGAGTCGGCGCCTTGCTGAATGGCACCCGAATCCACTAACTTGGCGTAATTGGTTTTGATCAGGTTGGTTTGTATTTTGTCCTGTAGTTGGCTGTTGCTTAGTATGTCTTGCACACCCTTGACGCCGTCTTTGCCAGTCCACACATTGGAACTTTTCATCACACTTTCAAACAAGCTGGCCATGGTCAGTTTCCTTTTGTGGGCGGTTGATATGAGTCATCATTGCAGAGATCAAGATATCTGCAGGATGTACCGGGTTTGAGGTATCCCATTTCTTCCAGTTGTGGTGCAGTGAGCTTGTATTTGCCAATACCTTGTTCGGTCATGACATCTGCTGCTTGATCAGCTGCACGAGCTGCTGCAGCCAACAAGCCTTGAACTTGAGCCGGAGAGAGAGGGCCCACAGATTCTGTCACAGGTGTTTGTGCCACATAGTCGCTGGCGGTGATGGGATTTTGAACAGGCACATTGTTCAATCGGGGCAGCGCGGTGATGGTGGTACCACTGTTGAGTGCTACCAAGGGCACATCGTCTTGACCAGCTGTGCCGCGATCCAGACGACTCAGGGCAAATTTCACTAGATCGTATCCAGGTGCCGATATCGAGTCCCCGGGTCTGAGCCCTGCGAGAGCACCGGCTTCAAACTGCTGATCAGCAATGTACTGCGCCTGTGCCAGTGTGGTTCCATCCGGTGCATCCACATAGAACAACTGCCCGGTCACTGAAAGAAATGTAAACTTGGCCATGTCATGCTACCTCAGATCCAGCTGTGATTGTGACACCAGCTGGTAGTTCAGGAGCGTCTAGAGGTATAGAGGGTTGACCTGGTTCCAGGGCCACAGACACAGCCACACCACCATTGTGATAGGGCCAGGGTTCGTGAGTGGGTGCACGAGTCACTGTGCTTTCTAATCCTGTGGGTTCCACCGACCAACCCATGGCCGAATCATACACAGTTTCGGGCATGAGATTCATCTGCAAAGCATCGGGCGCTGCAACCGATTCTGTGGCAGCGCCATTGAGATCGATGCCCCCAGCTGCCAGGCTCAAAGACGATCCGGCATTCCAGGATCCTGACGCACTGACCAGGGCCAAGCTGCCATCGGCACGAATGCCCAGTTTGGCCTTAGACGCCAAGGTCATGCCAGCAGCACTGGAAATGTTCACACTCTCCTTGGACTCCATGGTGATGTTGCTGCCAGCATGCACTGAAAATTTACCGCCGGCAAAGATGTTGACATCTTCATCAGCATGCAGGTTTATGGTTCCTTGGGTACGCACATTGACCGAGTTGGTGGCATACACATCCACTGTGCCTTCTTGTCCAAACTCCAGCCAGGTCTGACCATTGGCATGAATGATGTACAAAAAGTTTCCGTCATCGCTCATGGTGATTTGATGACCAGTGGCTGTTCTCAAGCGTACCAAAGAGTCATTGCCCTCAATGTCGCCGTCGTCCATGACCAAGCTGTGACCACCCATTCGGCCAATCACCTGCAGATCTTGTGATCGCACTTTGCCACTCTTGAGGTCAGCTTTCAAAGTCTTTTGTGTTTGCCCCCCAAGGTATATGGGCTTGCCTGGGGTACTGAGTCCATAACAAGCACTGGGGCTTTCCCGCTGACTGGTACTGCCGATGGGACCGCGTTGCGTGTCGCTCAAGGTACCTTGTTGAAACATAGCTGCTGCTACCACACTGTGTACTGGCCTAACCTGATCAAAAAACTTGGGATTGTTGAATATTTTTTTGTTGTCGGGATTGATTTCGGTCACAGGCAAACTGTCAGCACCGTCAAACAAACTGGCCTGGGTGGCGTTGTTGGTTTTATATTTGGTGCTGGCACCCACAGCAGGAATCATGTGTGCCATGCCTGGTTCAGGTATGCAGCCCAGATAGTAACCTTGGCTAGGGTCACCAGCAGCAAAAAAGCACAGCACCTGTACCCCGAGATCTGGGGGAGTAAACCACATGCCATAGCTGTGCGGATTGCTCTGCAAAAACTTTCCAGGACTGTCAACTGCACCCTTGGTGCCAGTGACTGGAGGAGTAGATCCATAAAACGGCGACAGATATCTCACGGTGCGCCAGAGACTCTTGTTGGTGTCAAGCACTGACTTACCCTTGGGCACAGGACCGCTGAATGTCTCAATGTACACCTGCAAACGACCAGCACGGGTAGGGTCAACATTGTTGACCACTGTGCCCACAAAAGGACCCGATTCGGCCGAAACACCTCCACGGTTGAGTTTGAAGTCTTTGGGTTGCCCTCGACTGCGCTGATCATTTTCTGACATGAGTGATTATCCTGGTGTTGAGTCTTTGCGCATCAACTGCGCAGGCAGTATTCTGCCTGCCTGGGTATTGAATTTATCTGTCAAAGGAGACCGTATCTGACCTATTGACGGCAACACCGGTGGTGGCACAAAATTGTCTGGATTTATCGGTGCAGCACTGTTGTTGACCGATCCTGTGGGTGGCACAAAATCCACATCGTTGTAGTTTATCTCACCGTTGTTGAATGCCGGAGCTGATTCGGCCTCGGCTCTGGTAATGGCCTCGCTTTCGGTCAACTGTGCTTCATAAGAATCAAGCAGTGCTTGATCGTCCACACCTTCGCCGACGAAATTGTCTGGAACTTCGGGTGCTCGTTGCATGACTGTGGCTGCTGGTGTGTTGCTCAATGCATTATCGCCACTGCGCACATCGGTTTGCTGTGCCGATTTTGCACCTGTCCGTGCTTGATCTGAAGCCATTTGATCCTTGGCCGACGCTGGCAACAACAACAATTTGCCCTCCAGCGCCTGTTCAAATTTGCCCGCACGAAATGTGCTGATCACTTCCTTGGCAATGTAGGTGGCACTTTCTCTAGGCGGGCCACTTTTTAAAATAGTGGAGTTATTGACCAACCCAGTGCCGAGATCATAGTCGCTGGCGCGATTCCAGTTGATTCTAAACAAGATTTGATAGGAATCAAAGTTGATGGTGCCGTCTCGATTGAACGGGGAAAATTCTGTAAATGTTTCTGAAGTAACACCAAATGCAGCTTCGCCCTGTTGCATCCAGGCCGGATCACCCATGATGCGCATTTTCACAGTGCCTTGATCCTTGGGGCTGTACAGATAGCTGGCTGCACTGGCACCAATTTCAAAAGCTCGACCAGCAGCACCTTGACTGCTTTCTTCGTTGGTACCGGTGTAGACCTGTGGTGTGACTTCGCGTGTGTCTACCAGTCGTTTGAGTTCGGGTGCCAGTTCGGGTTGGCTGAGATTTATGTGATAGGCATAGTTGAACTCTTGTTCAAAGTCCAAGACTTGAGTGTTAAGGCCAGTGAACCAGTAGTCGTAGTTTTTGTGCACACCTCGAAAGTTTCCCGCCGGAAAGTATTCACTCTGCATGCTGTTGATACCATACGGCGTGACCACAAATTTCATACGGTATGCATAGTCATTTCTTTTGGGGTCCACTTTTCTTGTGAGTGGTGTAGCAAACACTGAAATTTTGTACCAGGCCATATTGCCCAGTGGTTTTTGTGGCACAGGATCCTGGCTTTCTTCATCAATGAATACCCGAGCTTGATCACTGATATAGCTGCTGTTGCGCATGATCATGTCAATCACTTGCACAATCTGAGTTCCTGCGTTGATGTTCCAGGTACGAGTTTTGGCATTGGCCGTTTGTGTGTCAGGATCTGCCTGTGCTGCAGCCGAGTCACCATCCTGCATGGCTGTGGTGCTCCAGTCTTTTCGCATGTCAAAACTTTGTACTATGGTGGACTGTGCTAGAGTAGCTGGAACAAAAGCAATTTCGTAGATGTCAGCCACTTCTACCACACCAGTGCTTACCAACTGTTGTTGATAGGCATTGAGCTCTGACATCAGGCCCTTGATGGCCGTGAGAGTGCTGGTTTGTTTGGCTGTGTTGACCTTGGGCGGTGCTGAAGGTGGAATGTTGGCCATGATTATAATCTTATATTGGCAGAGCTGCTCCGTCGTCGTTGATCAGGTTAACATCAGTTCCTGCTGCAATAGCTGCCTGTTCTTTCATGGGCAAGTCTCGTACCAGAACCGGTGGAGGTGGTGGCGATGTAGTCGGAGTAGCAGTGGTTGTTCTACCAGTGTCCTCGGGTGCTGGTTCAGCTGTGGATACCCCGGTGCCTTCCAGCAAATCCAACACAGTTAGACCGGCCAGTTCCATGGACGAATTGATGGTTCCGCGATTGGTACTCATGCCCACATCGTAGGGTATGCACACAGCTTCAACTGAGTATTCCACTAGTCGATTGGCAATGCGAAACTTGATGTTTTTTATTCTGAAAGGAAAAAACTTTTCCACCACAGCAGATCGATCAGTGACCGAAGTGTTGGGGGCATGTGCTGCCACCAAGTTGCCTTGAGCATCATACCCGTAAAATCTAATCACCAAGCAAAACTGCGCCTGGCTATAGGGCAAGTTGACTTCGTTGTAGACTTCTTTTACTGCCTGGTAGAGATTTTCATACAAGGTGATGCCATTGGGTTCAGTCACTACAAATTTTATTTCAGTGCTGTTGTGTGCTGCCCGCGACCCTGACCCCAGCATTACACTTTTGATTTCCAGGTTGTCGAGATAATAGTCGTTGGGGAAGTAGGCATTTCTG